CAATTCCAAGTTTAGAAACTATGATAGAGCCTCTATGGCCCTACTTACAAGCCTTTGCTTGGTTCCAATATGATTTGTATAACAGTACTTCCCTTCGAGAGATGGCTGTAGCCATCGCTCGATTTATTGTAACAAATTGTTCTTTCCGATCCCTATGTGAATTTTGCAATTACATAGGTGAATCAGTCACAACATCTTTTGCGGGATTGTTTGATATGATTCATAAAGCATTTGAAGCAGACTTTGGAAGTTTGTATAAAGGATGCACTATGGGAGTTGATGTTGCCAAGCAGATGCTAGCAGCTATCAAGATTCTCCCAACTAGTGCCGCAGTTAGCACTAGTTCCAAAGTACTAATGGGCGTTTTAGCAATGCCTGTAGTACAATCTTTAGGACTTGATTTTTCAGCAAGTGGATTGTTGGAATTTCAAAAGCACAATCTTAAGAAGTTTGTGTTTACTTCAACCATTGACATGGTTAAAGCAGTTTTAGAGATGTATATCGCAGTCGCTGAAGTTGGGCATCAATGTTGGACTGAAAAGTCACTGCGACCGCTTTTGCGAGCTAATGACAAAGTCACTAAATGGACTAGTCGAGTAGCAGCTATTGAAAATGATCTAGCTACTCGCTATACTGATATTGACTACGATACTCAAGCAACACTTGATAAGATTTCAGATTTGATAACCGAAGGAGAGTGCATTGCTTTGGATACTGAGCATAAGTACTTCATGAAGGAACAGCTCCTTAGTTTGCAAAAGAGGAGACGTGAGTTGCTAATGAAGCACTCCGTTTCTGCTTATCGCAAAGCACCATATGCTATTTTGATTGCCGGCCCTCCAGGTATTGGTAAATCTTCAATTATTCAACAAATTGCATCGTACTATCAAAAGACTGTTGCAGTTGAAAAGATTATGCCAGATTTGGAGTGGAATCCGAATATCCATATGTACACCCGTAATCCACGTGATGACTATTGGTCAGGATATAAAGGTGCGCGACAATGGTGTGTTGTTGCTGATGATTTAGCACTGGAAAATAGTAAGCATGTTATTGCTGGAAAAACTAATTCCGTTGATGAAATCATTCGCATTGTTAACACAGTAGGCATGGCTACTAACCAAGCTTCAATTGAAGATAAGGGAGTTATTCCTATTTATCCAAAATTGTTTATTGGTAGTACTAATGTCAAAAATCTTAACGCACATTTTGCCGTTGAAGATCCAACTGCTGTGTTGCGTAGATTCAAGCTTTATATCACTCCTTTTTTAAAGGATGAATATCGTGATCCCAACACTGGAGTGTTTGCTAGCACTTCAGAAGTTGTTCGTGATGCTTGGGTTTACCAGGTACAAAAATACAAAATTTCTTTTACTAATGATGGTAAATGGAAGGGTG